CGCCCAGTTGCCGCCGACGATGTGGTTGGTCGCCGCCACCACGGTCGCTGTCGGTCGATATCCGGCTGGCAGCGTGAAGATCGCCGCCGCGTTCGTCCCGCCCTTGACAAGACCGCGTAGTTGCACCTGATCACCCAGGAGGCGATACGCCCCCAACTGATGAGAACCGCCGGTGTTCCCCCACCCGTTCTGGAACGTCACGAACGTCCACACGCTGGCGGGCTGGGCGGGCGGGTTGGAGGCCAGCGCCACCGGGCCGAGGTCGATCACGTTGACGATCGCGTTGGTGTAGTTGTAGTTCAATGCCGACGCGGTGCCGGTGCCGGAGATGCGCTGGAGGGAGACGTACACCTGTTTCGATCCGCTGGTAACGGCCGAATACGCGATCGATGGCGTGTGAACCACCCGGTGGTAGGTCGATTCCTCATGCACGAGAAACACGACGAGAATGCCGTCGATGGCTGCCCGAATATAGAAGGCGTCACCGTTGGTTGACTGCTGAACGTGCTGGCGGACCATCAGGCTGTACTTGCGGCCAGCGACAGCCGTGAACGCCCCTGAGTTGACCCACGTCTCGGCTGCGGCGATGCCGGTGTAGTCGGTGTTGTTGGTGAGCGTGGCGACGACGCCCCACGCGCTGTTCCATCGGGCCGTGTCCGGCTCGTACAGGTTCGGTTCGTCGGTGTCGTACCACAACTCGGTCGTTGTGTCGCCGGGATCGTTCGGGCCGATCGACACCTCGTCGCTGCCGCCACCGACGGGCACCCATGCCCCACCGATGCGCGCTTTCAGAACAGGGGACATCAACAAACTCCGTTCATACCGACGTGTCCACCCACAACTCGAACGTCGCGCCAGGATCGGTCGTCCCGACGTACACCTCGTTGACCGGTGGTGGCAGCGTGATCCACTTCGTGGCGTAGTCGGTGGCGTTGATCTTGGCCAGTACCTGATCGGTCGTGCCACCGGCCGCGATTCCTGGTCCGGGCGGACCGGTAGCACCCGCCGGTCCGGTCGGCCCTGGCACCGTCGATGCTGCACCGGTCGGACCCGTCGGCCCGGTCAGACCGATCGGACCCTGAGGACCTGTCGCGCCAGTGTCGCCCTTGGGACCCTGCGCGCCCGTCGCACCAGCCGTGCCGGTTGCGCCCGTATCGCCCTTCAGACCCTGCGGACCCGTTGGCCCCGTCGGCCCGGTAGGTCCGGTTGGTCCGGTCGGCCCAGGCACACCCTGGAGGCCCTGCGGTCCGGGTGCCCCGTCTGCTCCATCAGCACCTGGCGGACCCTCTGGTCCTTCCGGTCCAGCAGGACCCGTCGGGCCAGGCTCACCTTGGGGACCGGGTGGACCCTGGGGACCGGTTCCACCACTGCCACCAGTGCCGCCCTCGGCATCGCTGTCGACCCACAGTTCGATCGTCGGGTGAGCAGCGATCGGGTCGTCGGTTCCGATCCACACCTCGTCGGTGCCGGTGCCACCGCCACCGCTGCCTGGTGGGCCTTGCGGTCCTGGTGGTCCTTCGGGGCCGGGTGTGCCGACAGAGAGGGCGACCCATTCGTCGGACCAGCGGACGTACAGCTTCTGATCGGTGGTGTTGAACCACAGTTCGTAGTCGCTGCCGGGGTCGGTGTCACCGATGAAGACCTCGTCAGCGCGCCGTCGCAGATCGAAGATCGCCCGTCGGGTCGCCGGGTCGAGCCCGCCTTCGAACCCGTTGCGGACCAGTTGGTTAGCCACCGAGATCCTCTCGTTGCTCCATCCGGTTGGCCAACTCGTCGGTCGCCCGGTCAGCGAGCATGGCGAACAGTTCGTCGTCGGACAGCGCGCTGGCCGCCTTGCCCTGGGTCACGGTCACGTCGAGCTTCTTCGGCTTGATCGCGTCGATCGCCTCCAGGTAGGCGCGCGCTGCGGGCACCTGGCGGGGATCGGTGCGGTCCGTCGCCGTCTCGTGCAGGGCGCTGAGCACGGCGTGGGCCTTCTCCGGGGAGCCGACCGTCTTGCGATACATCGTCTCCCATGCAGCGAGGAAGGCGGGCTCGGCCTTCCATTTGGACAGCTGCTGAATATTGGTGCCGAGCTCGTCGGCCAATGCCGTTTGCGTCTTCGGCTCGCGGTCGTCCCCGATGGTGCACAGCCATTCGAGGAACCGCTGCTTTCGCCAGTCGGTGTCCTTCACTGTCGGCACGCTAGTGCGACCGCACTAGGCCCCGGAGGCTTCGTCTTCGGAGCCTAGTGCGCGCCCTGCCCGCCGTTCACGTTGGCGCTCGTCGCTCGCCGCCCGTCGGTCCTGGCTGAGCACGTTGTAGATCGTTGACTGACTAACGCCGTAGGTCTTGGCCAAGTCCTTGACGTAGACCCCGTCCTGGCGGGCGATGACGATGTCGGCCGCCTGCTGGGCGTTGATCTTAGTGTTCCAGTTCTTCTCCCCGTAGAACACGTTGACCGGTGGCGGGCTGGCTCGCCCCTTGGCCAGCATGTCGGCGTTGTTCTCCGCGATCGTGCCGATCCTCAGGTGGGCGTAGGCGAAGCACGGCGGGTTGTCGCACAGGTGGAGGATGACCTCGCCGGGCAGCAGCCGGATGTCCCTGGCCTGCTCGACGATCCAGCGGTGCGCCTTGTACGACTTGACCACTCCGTCGACCTTGACCTTCAATGCGCCGTAGCCGTAGCGGTCGACCGGTCCCTGCCATAGCACGCAGGGCGTTGGCTGCGGTGTGGGCGGTGGATAATCGCGGCGGCGCCGCTCCTGCCTCTTGAAGGTGGAGCGGCGCCGCGTGTGAGTGGGCTGTGGCTTGGCCGGAATGGCCAGCTTGACCATCGGCCTGAGCCGACGGATTTCAACCATCGCGGATCAATCCGAAGATCACGCCGCTCATGGTGCTCGGCGGAACTGCGGCGCGATGCCCTTCTCGTCGGCCAGGCCGAGGGCGTTGCGGTAGTTCACGCACGACGTGCGGCACGGGATGATCGTCAGGGTGTTGACGCCTTCGACCACGGCGCAGCGGAGCACGCACCCGCACGGCAGCACCTCGTCGGGCGGCACATCGTCGCTCATCGGCCAATCCTTACTCGCAAGATCATTCGTCGAGCCAGACGATGCGGGTGCTCCCACCGTGACCGTGGACGTGGAGGATCGAGTCGATGCCTCGCTCGTAGTGCACGATCGACGACGGCCACTGGCTGATCCAGTGGAGCACGGCGACGTCGTCGGAGAACAAGATGCCCTCCGCGACGACGCCAGTGCCACTGACGCCGGTCACGTCCACATCACGTTGCAGGACGAACCGGCGATGCATCAGTCCTCGAACAAGTCTTCGGCAGCCACCGACTGGACCGGGGCCTTGTACGCGGCCTTATACAATTTCGGTGCGCTGAAGCCCCTGTTCGTCTTCTTGCCCTCGCCGGTGTAGGCGATCTTGATCCACCCGCCTTCGACGATCGTCGGCGCCTCGGCCTTCTTCATCGCGTCGTAGATGGCGTCCTTCATCGACTTGCCGCTGCCCGAGGCGACTTCGTAGTTGCCGCCCTTGGCGTAGACCTTGCGGATTCCGTCGTCGTTCTCGCCTTCGGACAACTTGGTCTGGATGGCGACGACCAGCTGCATCCGCGGCTTGCCGTCCGACCACGTCAGCGGGGCCTGCGTCTCCATGTCGGTCTGTTGGCTCAGTTCGACGTCGGTGATCTCGCCCTCGACGAAGTCGCCCAGCTGCTCGAACTTGAACGCCTTGCCGCCTCCTCCTTGGAGGAAGTCGGTGATCGCATTGCTGTTACTCATGTGCTCATTGCTCCTTGGTTCACTTGGATTGGGTCCGAGTCCGGCAGTTCCAGCTGTCGCCAGTTGTCATGTCGGACTTCGGCCTTGGGCACCCCGCGCTGGCGACCCTCGCGAGGGTCCATGCCGAACGGGATCGAGTACTCGGCCTCGATCGAGTCGAGCAGGTTGAGCACGGTGACAATGTCAGCCGGTTCGCTCAGACCTTGCTTTGGAGTAGGGATTTTGTTGGGCCATTTGCGCAGCAGCGTGCTGCGCGCCTGGGGGTTGTCGCGGATCACGGTGATGCGCTGCTGGCACCAGTCGACCATCGACTGCAGCGGGACGGGCGGCATCGCATCGGTCGTCTCTGTCACCTTGGCGACCTCGACCGGGAAGCAGTCGTGTCCGTCTCGCCCGGCCTTCCAGGCGTTGCGCCATTCGTTGACGTCGAAGGCCAGCAGGGCGCCCTGCAGTCCGAGACCGACGTTCAGCCACCACGCGGTGCACCGTCCCTTGCCGACGGGCAGGTGGACGAGCAGCGTCCAGCAGCGGTCGATCGGTGGGGTCGGCAGGCGTCGATCGTTGACGACGTCGTACAGAGTGCCGTCGGCGTACAAGGCCATCTGCACGCAGTAGCCGGGGAGGCTGAAATCCAGCTTCTGGCCGGTCTTCAGATCACCGAGGACGAGGGTGCCTGGATCGAGGACGCTGCCGTCGGGACACATCAGCGGCTTGGTCAGTCGGTAGATGCGATCGGCGGTCCCAGCGGCGCGGTAGGCGTCGTTGACCATCGGCACCTCGACCATGTCGGAGACGAGTCCGAGATCGTCGCGCAGGCGGATGTAGGCGGCCAGGTCTTCGCGGTACTGCTCGGGTGGGTCGAAGTCGGTGTCGGTCTCGTCTTCGACGCGCGCCGTCATGGCGTGCAGGGCGGTGCCGGTGTCGGCGGCTTCATTCGCCGTCCCCTTGTCCATCGCCTCGTCGCGCAGTTGACGCTTGCCGTCGCGGTCCTCGTCCTTGACGACGCTGACCTTGGCGGCGAGGGCGGTGGAGCGGGCGACGCCGGTCATCGCTTTGAAGATGCGCCACTCGGTCAGCGCGGACTCGTCGTCGAGGATCTTGGCGTAGCCCGATGGTCGACGGTAGCGCAGCGTCTTGGTCGGGTCCTGTGGGTCACTGACCAACGGCGCACCGTTGGCCCGTCGGTAGTCGTGACGGGCTTCGTTGGAATCCTCCAACTCGCTGATGTCGATGGTCCTACCCATGATGCTTCCTCCAGTAGGCCAGCTTCTGCGCCCTGCGACAGATGCTGCATTCGCGACGTCCGCGGCTGTCGGTCGAGTCGTACTCGTGGCCGCGCGGGCAGTGGGTCTTGGTGCGGTTATGGACGATGCCGATCGCCAGGTTCTCCTCGCGGGTCAGCAAGCGGAGGTGGGCGACGTTCACGCACGCCCGGTTGCGACAGACGTGATCGACGACAAGCCCATCAGGCACCGGGCCATTGGCCTCGATCCACGCCACGCGGTGGGCCTTCAGCGTGCGACCCCGGTAGTACACGTTGCCGTAGCCCTCGAACAGTTTCCCCTCCCAGGGGACGCAGTCGTCGAGCAGGCTCACGTCGATGCTGGCCATGTCAGTCCTGTCTTGATCTGTTGGATGGTGGTTTGGCAGACGCCGAAGCGTCGGGCTAGTTGACGGGTCGGCACCCCGTCGGTCAAGCCTTGGCGGATGCTGGCGACCTTGTCGGGTGTCAGCTTGTGGTTGCCGTTGGCTTCGCCCCAGCGCTGGTTGTAGGCGACCTTCATTCGCCCCTCATCTGTTCGTAGTCGTCGGGGTGGACGTGCAGCTTCCCGGCGATCAGGTACACCTTGCCGCGGGGGCAGTCCTGATCGAGTTCCACTGGTTGGCCCCACAACGTCAGTTCGTCGTCGTCGCTCATCCGGCCACCTCGAAGCGCACAACGATGTCGGTGCCGTCAGCGATGAAGTTCTGCCAGCCGAGGCTGGCCAGTTCATGCCAGATCTCCACCAACTCACCGCGTCGCTGTCGGTAGAGAACCTCGTCCTGGTAGGACCGCTCCCACTCCTCGGGGCCGACGAAGCCGACGGCGTAGCCCAGTTCGACGGCCCGGCCCACCGCGATGAACAGCGCCTGGGTGGAGGTGGTGAGGAGGCTCATGACGCCTCCAAGATGCGCGACGCGTAGCGGTCGAACACCGAGACGATCGCGGCTTCGTCGATCAGGCTGATCTCCCACAGCAGGCGGGCCATCGTCCGTTCGCTGCCGGTGCCTTTGTCGATGTACTCGCGGAAGCATTGTCGCCACAGTTCGACAGTTATGACGCCACCGCCTTCCATGTCCGGCCGAGCCTGATGTTGCTGATCGTCTGGTGCACGACGCCGTACTGCTTGGCGAGCGCGGCGTTCGTGGCGGACGAGTTGCGGATCGCCCGCACATCTTCCTGCGTCAGCGTGGTCTTGAAGTGGCGCTCGCCTGCTGGCATGTTGGCGCGACCTTTCGTGATCTTGTCCATGTTGTTGTCGAACTTCGTCCCGAGGAACAGGTGATCGACGTTGACGCACGGCGGGTTGTCGCAGTGATGCAGCACGCACATGCCCTCGGGAATCTCGCCACGCTGCTCCGTCCACGCCACGCGATGGGCGTGCCAGTTGGTGCCACGGAAGCCCCTGCGTCCATAGCCTTGGGCGTTCCTCGCGCCGGTCCACTCGATGCAGTCGGTCATCGCCGCTGCACCAGTTCATCAATGATCTCGTCGATCTCGTCGATCCACTCTTGGGCCGGATCGCGGTCGCGCAGCGGATTAGTGGGGTCTTTCAGCACCACGTCCATGAAGTGGTTGTGGAGCACCCGATTGACATCGTTGATCCCAAGTGGCTCGCTCATCGCCGTTCCTCCAACTCGTCGATGCACTTGGCTGCGTCGAGCATCAGCTGGGCGATGGTGTCGATGGTCCGTCCTTGACCTTGGAGGCGAGCGGCGTAGAAGCGCAGCGCGTCCTGCAGGTCCATGTCCTCGGGGTCGGTGATCGTCATCCCTCGGCCTCGTTGTTGTAGAAGACCTGGATCTCGCTGAACGAGCCGTGGCGGGCGATCAGGCACGCCTCGGCCAGTCCGTCGTCCTTGACCCGCTTGAACCGGTCCGCGAACTCGGGGAACAGTTCGGTGGCCAGGCCGCGACTGGCGTCCTTGTTCTTGCCGACGAGGCCCATCTTGCGTTTCCAGTCGACGGGCCTGACGCGCACCAGGCGGAACTGGTTGGCCTGGACGACACCGAGCACGATGCCGGTGTTCAGCCCCAGGCTGAAGCTGGCGATCGAGCCGTTCTTCGGCATCGGCTGGGTGTTCTCGACGTAGACGGCGTCGGGCTCCCACTCGGTGAGCATCTCGTCGATCGCTCGTCCGTCTGCTCGACCGTCGTGGACCGGCATTGCTTCGACGGCAACCAGCTTGCCGCGGTGGATACAGGCCAGGCCGCCGGTGATGCCTGGGTCGATCCCTGCGATGGTGGTCATTTCCGCCAACCGATCGGGTGGTCGTTGGCTTCCATGACCGGCTCGAAGCAGTCGTCGCAGAGCAGGACGTTGTCCCCTTCAGGATCGAATCCATGGATCTGTGCTTCGGCCAATGCTTCTTCGTCAGTCCACGCCTTGAAGAAGGTCTCGCCGCACGCGGCGCAGGTGAAGGTGTCGCTCACGAGGCTGGTGCAGCGATGGTGGTCGGCTGGGGCGGGTACATCTCTTCCAGGGCTTCGACCACCAGCGTCGGCACGGTGATCCCCCGCTCGAAGGCCGCAGCGTCCAGCTGCACTTTCCAATACCAGGGCACTCGGAAGGTGATCTGGATCGGGGCGTAGCGAGGGTCCTTGCTCGAATTCGCAGGGGTTGTCGTAGGCATCTTTCTGATGCTACACATCTACGAGGGTTGTGTCAACGCGGGCGGCACGACGACGCAGAGCAGTCGATCCGCGCCGTAATGTGCGGAAGGCCGGGGTGCCTAGCCCCGGCCTTCCAATGTGTCCCTCGTCGAAAGGACAGGTCTCATGTACCAACCTACTCACCTCGACACACCTTGCTTGGAATGGCAAAAAACCCGGCTCCCGTCGGGATACGGACGAACCTTCTTCCGGGGGCAAGCCGAGTACACCCATCGGGTGGCGTGGATCACGGCCTACGGGGAGATCCCGGAAGGGATGATCGTGCTGCACCGCTGCGACAACCCGCCATGCCACAACCCTGAACACCTGTTCCTCGGAACTCACGCTGACAACAGTCGTGATCGCGACGTCAAGCTGCGCAACGGCAGGAGAAAGCTCACGTCCGACCAGGTCAGGGCCATCCGCTTCGATCCCCGACCACAGACCGAGATCGCCCGCAGCTACGGGGTGGACCAATCCTCGATCTCCAACATCAAGAACTTCAAGACATGGAAGTGGGTCGCGTGAGCGCGGCCGAGCAACTCGACCCCGTCTACACCGCGGCCTGTCAGTTCGGGATGCGCGGCCTGCGTCTGTTCCCGACAGAGTTTCACGGCCACAAGCCGCTGGTCAGCGGCTGGCAGCAACAGGCGACGAACGACGTCACCTGGATCGACCGCTGGTTCAGTGGCCGGAACGCCAACTTGGCGCTGTGTTGCGGGCCGCAGCTGAACACCTGGCCGGGATCGCTGCTGATGGTCGACATCGACCCAATCAACGGCGGCAAGGAGACGTTCAACGCGCTGAAGGCTGAGCACGGCTGGGATTTGGCCAACGTCCCGGTCCACCTCACCCCATCCGGCGGGCGGCACCTGTTCTACCTGGTGCCCGACGAGTTGTGCATCACCGGGGCCAACATCCTCGGACCGGGGATCGACCTGCGTGGCGGCCGGGCGGGCAACGTCGGCTGCGGCTACGGGATGATGCCACCGTCGGTCCGCCCCTCGAAGGTCACCGGGGAACTGGTCAGCTACGGAGTGCAACCAGAGCGCGGGTTGCTGCACCTCGATCCACCGATGGCACCGGACTGGCTGCTCGATCTGCTGCGCGCCTACCTGAACCCACCGAAGACGTCGGCGGAGCGTCATCCCTCATCACAGCCCCTCGACGGCGACAACCCTTGGGACTGGGTGCGCAACAACGTGTCGTGGCCGCAGATGCTCGAAAAGCACCAGTGGTCGTCGGACGGGCCGTACTGGGCTAGGCCGGGCAAGACGCCGCGCGAAGGGACCGGCGGCTACTTGCACGACGACGGGCGCTTCGCCATCTGGACGCCGACGGACATCCCCAACGGTGTGGCCGAGTTGGGCCACCGCAACAGCGACGGCAGCTACTCGATCAGCCTGGCCGACTTCATCACGGCCTACGAGTTCGACGGGGATCGGACGAGGTTCGGGCGGGAGTATCGCAAGATGATGCCTCCGCCGGACACAGCGGGCAGGGTTCCGGCGGAGGCGGAGGCCGAACCTAGTGCAGACGCACTAGAAGGCGGGTCGTGGAGTACGCCGGTGGACATGACCGATGTGCTCAACGGCACCCTGACCCAGCCGCTGCCGACGATCATGACCCGCACGGACGGGGTCAGCCTGTTCTACCCAGGCAAGATCAACGGGGTCCACGGCGAATCCGGCCTGGGCAAGGGCTGGGTCGTGCTGACCGCTGCAGTCGAGCAGATCAAGGCGGGCCACAAGGTCATCTACCTGGACCTGGAGGACACGCTGGCCTCTATCTCGTCGAGGCTGCAGGTGCTGGGCCTGACCAGGCAGCAGGTCGTCGATGGATTGACCTACCTGCGACCGGACGATCCGACCGATCCGGCAGAGATCGCGCGGTTGCTCCGCCTGGTCTCCGAGCTCCAGCCGTCGCTGGTCATCCTCGACTCGTTGGGCGAGGCGTTCGGCCTGGACTCGATCGACGAGAACAGCGACGCCGAGGTGGCGCCGTGGTTGCGGCGGGTGCCGAGGGCGATCGCTGACCTGGGGCCGTGCGTGGTCATCGTCGATCACGTCACCAAGTCCCTGGACAACCCGCTGTACCAGAAGGGGTCCGGCCGCAAGCGGGGGGCCGTCGGCGGGGCGCAGTACCTCGTCGAAGTCGTTCACCCCCTGTCGAAGGGACGCGGTGGACGCCTCCGGTTGACCTGCGCCAAGGACCGCAACGGCACCCATGTGCGCGGCGGAGTCTCGGCAGAGATCGCCTTCGCTCCCTCCGGTGAGGACATGCTCACAACGATCCTCCCGCCACGTGGTGCAAACGATCCCATCCTTTCCGTGCAGGATCAGGCCGACGAACAGAAAGAACGTTGTGCTTTGGAAATGCTGCGCAAAGGCCGGAGCAAGAAGGTGCCATTCACAAAGACCGGGATCTGCGACGATCTCGATGGGTTCCGGGCGCAGACCAAGCGGGCTGCATTCGACTACTTGGTCGAGCAGGGCCTCCTTGTGGAGGTCGGCAAGGGCAGGTTCAAGGTCCGTCCCAGTTGACAGACACCCGACCCGTCCCGCCCTAGAGGGGCGGGACGGGTGGGACGGAAGTGTCCCGAGCGTCCTGGGACCGTCCCGGACAGGTGCATCTTCGCAGGTCAGAAGCGTCCCAGGGGCGTTAAGACCTAGAGGCCAAAAGGCGTCCCAGCGAAGGAGGTCATGATCTCCTCCGTGGGACGTGCGGTAACAAACATTCGTTCGATCTGAGGCCAGGTTGTCCACAGACTTGTCCACAGGGGCGACATCCCCGCCACTCATCGCAAACAAAGCCTCGAATTCGTTGAAGAAATCGCTATGGGTTCGACTCCCCTCTAGTCACTACCTATGGGGCGGGGTGGCTGCACCCCGGGGGGGGGAGGGGGGGGGGAGGGGG